CAGAAGTAACAGCCAACAAGAACTTTCTGTCCCCGCTGGGGTACAAGTTCGTCATCACACGCCTGCCGAACGTCGACTACTTCTGTCAGTCGATCGAGTTCCCCAGCATCTCGCTGAACTCCACGTCCGTCCCCAACCCGTTCCAGAGAATTCCCGTGGCCGGCACCGAGATCACCTACGGCAACATCTCCGTGAATTTCAAGATCGACGAGGACCTCACGAACTACAAGGAGATCTACAACTGGATGCTGGCCCTCGGATTTCCCGAGAGCTACGAGCAGTACAGGGAACTCGCCGAGAAGTCCTCGGTCGACTCTCAGAGACTGAGGTCGGACGCCTCCCTCGTCATACTGTCGAGCTCAAAGAACCCCAAGCACGAGGTCAAGTTCCTGGACATCTTCCCGGTCGGCCTCACCGGCATGAAGTTCGACTCCTCCCTCACGGACGTCGCCTACCTGGAGGCGACCGCCGAGTTCTCATATCGCATGTTCAAGCTAGATCCCACCACGACTGCGAACTTCCCAAGCTATCAATAATTCTGTGTACTTTTACTCCGGTAATGGTATAATAGCGATATAGCAAATCAAATATACTATAGGATGTCTGTTATGAAGCTTGAGGAAATACACGAGCTCTGGTCCAAGGACAGTCGTATCAACACTCTCGACATCGGCAACGAGAGCGTAAACACCCCGAAGCTGCACGGTAAATATCTTCAGATCCTCTCAGGAGAGAGGATGAAACTGCGTCAGCTCCGTGAACACAAGAAAGAGCTGACGCTCGTGAAGATGGACTACTTCATGGGGAGGCTCGACCAAGAAGAGCTGAAGAAGAGGGGATGGGAACCCTTTGCCATGAGACTGCTGAAGAACGACGTTCCCGTCTACATGGACGCGGACCCCGACGTCATCAAGATAAACCTCCAGATCGGTGTGCAGGAGGAGAAGGTAGACGTCCTAGAGTCGATCATAAAGATCATCTCGAACCGAGGATTCTCCATCAAGTCCTACATCGACTGGAAGAAGTTTGAGAATGGATTAGGGTGACCACAGTAACGATCACAAAGATAGACGAGGCCTACGTCCGACTGGACTGCGACCTCGGTACTCTACAAGAGATCTCCGACGCCTTCACCTTCAAGGTGCCGGGCGCAGAGTTCATGCCCGCCTACAAGTCCCGATTCTGGGACGGCAAGATCCGCCTAGTCAATAACGTCACCCGAGCCATCTACGCCGGCCTGTACTCCCACGTCAGGAAGTTCTGTGAGAGCCGCGACTACGAGGTCGTGGACGGATCGGACTTCTCCCAGCAGGAGTTCTCGGCCAAGGAGGCCCACGACTTCGCGATGTCCCTCGGTCTGCCGGAGAAGGTAGAACCCAGGGACTACCAGCTCAGGGCCTTCATCCACGCCGTGCGCAACAAGAGGTGCATGCTGCTCTCTCCCACCGCGTCCGGCAAGTCACTCATCATCTACTTAATAACGAGGTACTACAATGCTAAAACTCTTATCGTGGTTCCTACCGTCTCACTGGTTCACCAGCTCGCGGGAGACTTCGAGTCCTACGGCTTCTCCGCCGGCGATGACGGCTCCGGTGGAATCCACAAGATCTTCTCCGGCCAAGAGCGAGAAACCGAAGCGCAAGTCACCATCACCACGTGGCAAAGCGTCTACAAGCAAAGGAAAGAGTGGTTCCAAAAGTTCGACGTAGTGATCGGTGACGAGGCTCACCTCTTCAAGGCGAAGAGCCTCAACACCATCATGACCAACCTGAACCGGACGCAGTACCGGTTCGGACTGACGGGTACCCTCGACGGCACGCAGACCCATCAGCTCGTGCTCGAGGGCCTTTTCGGTCCGGTATACAAGGTCATCACGACGTCGGAGCTCATGGAGCAGAAGCACGTCTCCGACCTGAAGATCAAGTGCCTGGTCCTCGGTTACTCAGACGCCGACAGGAAGCTCGTCAAGGACATGGACTATCAGGCCGAGATGGACTTCATCGTCACCAACTCCGCCAGGAACAGGTTCATCAAGAATCTGGCGATTTCGTTGGAGGGAAACACGCTTATTTTGTTTCAATTTGTCGAGAAACATGGTAAGGTACTGTATGACCTGCTGAAGGACGAGGACCGGAGGGTGTTCTTCGTACACGGCGGAGTGGACGGCGACGAGCGCGAGGAGATCAGGCACATCGTGGCGAAGGAGAACGACGCGATCATCGTGGCATCCTACGGCACGTTCAGTACGGGCATCAACATCCCGAGCATCTCCAACCTCGTGTTCGCCTCACCGTCCAAGTCGAAGATCAGGAACCTCCAGTCCATCGGCCGCGGTCTCCGCAAGGCGGACGGCAAGTCAGTCGCCACCCTCTACGACGTGGCCGACGACCTGACCTGGAAGGCCAAGCGCAACCACACCATAAACCACTTCATGGAGCGCGTCAAGATCTACAACGAAGAGAACTTCGAATATAAACTCTATAATGTGAAGTTGAACCAATGAAGATAGTCGTTATAAAGACGTCAGACGGCCTGGAGTTCGTGGGTAAGATAGCAACCGACGACGGGGAGAGAAGGAAGATGCGGATCGCCAACTCCCTGATGTGGGAGGGAGATCCTACGTTCATGACCGTGGAGGATCCCCTAGAGATCAAGTACCGAGTCGTCGACGGTGTGCCGTCCGCGGTATTCATGAAGTACAACTCGTACGGCAGCACTAACAGCATCCAGCTGAACACCGGCTCCATAGTCTCGATGTACGACATAAGCGACTACTACTCAAAGATATACGAAGACTCGCTCAAGACCATCACCAACAACAGCTCGGTCGAGATGGACACCTCAAGAGAGGCGCAGACGGCCGCCCTGACCAAGCTGCTCGGAAACACGTCGATTCACTGATGTCCAAGATAAAGGTTGACAGTATACTCGACAGGCTGTACAATAGCAACGACCCGCTGTGCTTCGAGGCGGCAGTCGAGCTCGAGGCGAGCAGGATAAAGATCAAGCTCCTCGAGTCAAAGATAGAGGACATATCTCTCGCCGCCAAGTACATGCTCGAGAGCCTGATCGAGATAAACAAGCTCTCCAGAGAACGAGACCGGACACCCGGAATCGTCGGCAATGAGCAGCTGAGACTGAGACTAAGAGAGTGCGGCAATATAGCGGTAGATACCATCGACCTGAAATCAGTGAAGAAAGCATATGAAAGAATGTACGACGAATGAGCAGCAAGCACTACATAAACAACAGGACACTACTCGAATCCCTGATCAAGTACCGCGACGGCGTCGAGAAGTCGAAGCTAGACGGATCTACCCCGCCGCGAATTCCAGAGTACATCGGCGAGTGCTTTTATAAGATAGCCACGCGGCTGTCCACGAAGTACAAGTATGTCAACTATACCTTCAGGGACGAGATGATCGCGGACGCCGTGGAGAACTGCGTGGCCGCGGTCAACAACTTCGACCCTGCCAAGTCCAGTAACCCGTTCGCCTACTTCACCCAGATCATCGGTAACGCCTTCATCCGACGCATCATGAAGGAGAAGAAGCAGACGTACGTCAAGTACAAGTACATGCACAAGATGATGGCGGACGGCGCCCTGTCCACCCAGCAGGAGATGGACGAGGCCAAGGACATCGACTCCTCGTTCGCCAACATGGACAAGGTCAACGACCTGATCCGCGACTACGAGACCTACATGCAGAACTCGCGCGAGAAGAGTCGTCGAGCCAAGAAGGGCATCGAGAAGTTCGTTGAAGATGAGGAAGTGAAAGTTGAAGATAGCGCTGCTGACTGACACACACTGGGGAGTTCGCAACGACTCACCGGCGTTCTACGACTACTTCAATAAGTTCTTGGAGGGTACGTTCTTTCCCTACCTGGACGAGCACGAGATCAAGACGGTCATCCACCTGGGTGACCTGGTAGATCGCCGCAAGTACGTCAACTTCCTCACCGCGAGCCGACTGCGATCGGACTTTCTTGATAGACTCAGAGACCGGAACATTGACTGTCACATCATCGCCGGCAACCACGACGTCTACTACAAGAACACGAACCGCATCAACGCGCTCAGCGAGCTCGTCGATCGCAGGTACGAGAACATCACCACCTACATCTCGCCGATCACGCTGAAGTTCGATGACACACCCATCCTGCTCCTGCCGTGGATCAGCGACGATAACTACCAGGAGAGCATGGATGCAATCAAAGGAACCTCAGCACAGATCGTCATGGGACACCTTGAGCTCAACGGGTTCGAGATGTTCAAGGGATCGATCGCTGATCATGGCATGGATCATCGCCTCTTTGATCGTTTTGATGTTGTGTGCTCTGGCCACTATCACCATAAGTCTGACACTGGTAACATCCACTATCTCGGAGCTTTCGCTGAGTACACCTGGTCAGACTACGACGACCCCCGCGGCTTCCACGTCTTCGACACCGACACAAGGGAATTGACATTTATTCGAAATCCATATAAGATGTTCGAGAAGGTGTGGTACGACGACGCCGGTAAGACCTCCACGGAGATCATCAACGAGTCTCACGCCGAGCTCGGCGACAAGATGGTCAAGCTCATCGTCAAGAACAAGACCAACCCGTACTTCTTCGACCTGTTCGTCGACAAGATAGAGAAGTCCGGCGTACTCGGTCTGCAGGTAGTGGAAGACCACCTCCACCTCGACCTGATGGAGGACGAAGAGATCGTCGACGAGGCCGAGGACACGCTGACAGTCTGCAAGAAGTACATCGGTCAGCTCAACCTGACCGTCGACCAGAAGAAGCTCGAGAGAGTCATCACCAACCTATACAGTGAAGCGTTACAGATAGAATGAGCAGCGAATGGTATAAGAAGTGCAACGTGGTGCTGCTGAACGAGATAGTACCACGGGCAAAGAAGCTAAATATGGATCTCAAAGAGTTCTTGGATCCAAAGATAGCCCACTACTTGGTACAACTAGAGTACCAGGGTCACATCACGCGTCGAGAGCTGCGAACTATACTAGATGAGAGAGTGAAATTCATTAATGATAGTCTTCAAGAAAATACGCTGGCGCAACTTCCTCAGCACGGGTAACGTGTTCACTGAGCTGGATCTATGCTCCAACAAGACCACCCTCATCGTCGGTGAGAACGGAGCCGGTAAGTCCACCCTGCTGGACGCCCTGTCGTTCGTGCTTTTCAACAAGCCGTTCCGCA